AACTGCAAAAATTTCTGCATTACAAGTTACTGCAGATAAAATTGCAAACTCAACAATCACTGCTGCTAAATTAGCAACAGACTCTGTTGGCCCTGATCAATTAATTTCAACAGGTGTTACAGCAGGTGCATACACAACTGCAAATATTACTGTTGATGCCGATGGAAGAATCACGGCTGCATCTTCAGGTGCGGGAGGTGATGGGGGATATGTATATACAGATGGATCAGGATTTAACCCTTCAGGAATAAGTCAAGCTAAAACTTTTACGGCACAACCAGCAACTACAAGAATTGGAGTCTATGTTTGTGGTGGCGGTGGAGCGGGAGGAAATGCAGTACCACCTTTTGGTTGGACAACACAAGATGGAGGTAATGGTGGTTTTGGTTTTTATACAACAACTATTTCTGCTCCTTTCTCAGTACCTTTTTATGCTGGAGCAGGTGGGGCAGGAATTCTAACAAATCAATTAAGTCCCGCACCTTCTGGTCAAGCTTCTTATTTTGGACCTGCACCAGCACCGCTAATATCTGCTAGTGGAGGAACAGGCGGAGCTGTTCCAGCCCCTGCCATGGTTGCGGCTTCTGGAACAGTACCAACATCTAATGCTACTACAATTGATTTATCTGTGGCTTCTAATCCATCACCTACTAGATTTGGAGCTCTTTACAGAATACAAGGTTATGTAGGTCAAACTGGTGTTAATCAAACAAGTCCAACTAATCAAGGTCCTGAAAATTGGATAGCATATGGTGGAGGTTTAAGAACTAATCCTTTTCCTACTGGAACAACAGGTCAAGGTGGAAATGGATTTGTACAAATTTACGAATTAATTTAAGGATAATTATGGCTTATTTAGTTTTAGATAAACAATATGGTTTTACATTTATATCAAAAGACCTTGAAGAGTTTAAGTCTCAACATCCAGGTGCAGAAGGATATATCGCAGGTATATTAGGATATGCTGTAGAAATTTCAAATGAAGATTTTATAGCTTTACAAACAGGACAAAAAGATTTTGTTAGTAGTGATGGCACAACAGTAACTTACAGAGATGCTACACGTTTTTTTGCAACTAAAGAACAATTAGATGGCCAAATAAATTTCATTAAATCTTCAATAGACGAAATTCTTAAAAGAAAAGGAGATTCTTCACAAGCAACAAGATTATCTACATATAAAGCAGTGTTAGAATCGCTTGATACATCAACTATTAATTATCCTTTAAATTCTTCATTAGAAAAATATTTATTGGATAATGGTCACGAAGTTATATCTCCTTTACAACTAGTATAATATTTGATATTAGTACCAAATGTTGCTCAAAGACTATATTGGTGAATACTCTAATGTATTGCCTTTAGAAACTATATCTAAGTTAATAAGATTTGCAAATACAAGAAATTTTAATAAAGCAAAAATTGGTGAGCAAGGTGTCCTTAATGAGTCTGTTAGAAAAGTAAATTGTTATAATTTAAATTATAAATCAAAGTCATTATCTGATGTACATTGGATGCATTATTTATCTTTTACATTCAGCCATAAATTTAAACAATATTTAATAGAAAAAAAAATAATTGAATACAAAAATTCATTTGCAATAAATCAAATGGATCTTCTAAAATACACTGAATCTAATCATTATAAATTTCATGTTGATGATAGTGGAACTTTATATAGATGTTTAAGTGCAATCTTTTTATTAAATAATGATTATGAAGGTGGTAATTTGTGTTTTAAAACTATCTTTAGTGATGAAGAGTTAGTAATTAAAAATGAACCTGGAAAACTTATTATTTGGCCAAGTAATTTTATGTTTCCACATACAGTAAAACCAGTAACTAAAGGCACTAGATTTTCTATAGTAACATGGACAAATTAAAACAAGATTTTAAATATAAAATAATTAAAAATTTTTTAAGTGAATCTGAAATAGATTTATTTAGTAAATATACTAAGATGAGGCATAGAAGTAATCAAAATTCTTTTGATAATAAACAATCTATAATTGGAGATACTTATTTTTATGGAGATCCTATTATGGAATCTTTGCTTTTATGTAAAAGAAAATTAGTAGAAAAAGAAAGTGGCTTAGAGCTTTTGCCGACCTACGCTTTTTGGAGAATGTATACCTATTTAGCTGATTTAAAAGCACATAAAGATAGACCTTCTTGCGAAGTTAGTGTCACTGTTATGATAGATTCTGATGGTACAGATTGGCCAATTTTTATGGACGGTAATAAACTTGAATTACAAAAAGGAGATGCCGCTTTATATTTAGGTTGCGAAGTAGAACATTGGAGAGAAGAATTTACAGGAGATTGGCATTCACAAACTTTTTTACATTACATAGATAAAAATGGTCCTTATAAAAATGCAAATTTAGTTGCAGATGGCAGAGAACTTTGGGGAACTTTATAATAAATGAATTGTCATCTAATACCTTTCTATATTGAAAGTGTTTTTATTTGTAATAATTTAAATTTACCAAATGATAAAATTTTAAATGAAATTAAAGAATTAGAATGGCAAGAATCTGGAGAAAATTTATTACAAACAAGATCAAATAAAATATTTAATAAATTAAATTCAAAAGAAATAATTAAAAATAAAATACGAGAATGTGTAAAAGAATATATTAAGGTTTATCAATATGATTGCGATTTTAGTTTCGCTACTGAATGGGCTACTTGGACTAAAGCAAAAGGATATTCTAAAATGCATTTGCATAAAGGTTTTTGGTTAAGTGCTTGTTATTATCTTAATGGTAAAGAAGAAGATAAATTCAACATAATATTTGAAACTGATGATAAAAAATATTTTGATATTAACAATAAAAGCACTAATTTATACAATACTCATAAACAAGTCTTCTTGGTAAAAGAAGGCGATTTAATCATCTTTCCATCTTATTTAAAACATGGTATAGGTTTAAACCAATCTAATTGTGATAGATATTCTATTGCTTTTAATTTTTATCCTAAAGGCATTTTAGGATTTGGAGATGGACAATTTAACTTTAATATGGAGAATACAATATGAAAATTCAAATACATCATAAAACACTTAATGGGGAAATAATTTTTTCTTGGAAAGAACTTTGGACTTTAATTAAAAGAAGAAAATTAATTATAGATGCTAATTCTTTTGAAAATTTTGTAGACACATTATCTATAACTTTAGTAAGAATGAAAATTATGAAACACGATCGAGACAAAGAAAATAAAGAAAAAGAACAAAATGCAAATCAATAAACATATAGAACGAGAAATTACACAAAGTGTTTTTTTATTTGAAATAAATTTTGATATATCTAAATATAAGGATAAATTTATAGAAGACATTGAAAAAGGTATAAAAGATAATTCCAATTATAATTACAAGACAAATGTTAAAGGTAAAATGACTAATTGGCAGTATTTTACTAAAAATAACGAATTTATAAATATTGTTCAATTAGGTGCAAATAAAATTAAAGAATGTCTATTTTTAAAAGATTCTCAGTTAGTAAGTGCTTGGGGAATTAAAATAGATAAAGGTGATAAAACAATTTATCATAATCATAATGAAGTTACTTATTCAGGTATTTTATATTTAAATGATTGCGACAACTTGTTAAATTTTCCTGAACTTAAAATTAAAATTAAACCTACGGAAGGAACCTTTTTGTTTTTTTCTTCTTCACTACAACATGGCACAGAAATGAACAAATCTGATATAAGTAAGTACGCTATTCCATTTAATTTAGCTGAAAAAAAAGACTGGTAGAGATAATCTATATTTAATAAGTCTATAATGGTATAATACCCACATGCCATTAACAAAATACAGAATAAAGCCAGGTTTTAATAAACAGGCCACAGAATCAGAGGCTATGGGTCAGTGGACCGATGGTGACTTTGTTAGATTTAGATATGGACAACCTGAAAAGATAGGTGGTTGGGCGTCTTTAGTCACAGGTAATTATTCAAGCATTATAGGTGCAGCTAGAGATCAGCATGTATGGTCAGATTTAGATGGCCGTAAGTATTCAGCTATTGGAACAGATAAATTATTAATTATTTATTATGAAGGTGCCTTTTATGATATTACACCTTTACAGACAGATAATTATTCAACCGGTGCTGACATAACCACGACTAACGGCTCAACAACTGTTACTATTACAACATCAGGCGGTCATAACTTAATACCAGGAGATATTATAACTTTTGCTAACGCAGGTTCTTTCACTT